AGCGCCGCCGTCGTGTGTTCGTTGTCGGATATCTTGGAGACTGGCAGCGTGCCGCCCAGGTTCTTTTTGAGCGCGAAAGCGTGCGCCGGGATTCTCCGCCGAGCCGGGAAGCGCGGGAAGCAGTTGCCGGAACAATTGCAGCGCGCTTTGGAATCAGCCGCAACAACCACGAAGAACTAGCGTGGAGCGAGTGCGTTGGAGGTGGCCCTGATGGCGGTCGCATCGCCGGCACAGTAAGCAGCAAGTGGTCGAAGGGCAGCGGCGGCCCGGCGGGCGACGAGTGCTACAACATGGTCGCGCAGGTATTCAAAGTCCGCGGCGGCGTTGAGCGCGAGGACGGCTCGCGCGGCAGCACCAACATCGGCAAGCAGGCGGGCAAGGGCTACCTCGGCAGCGAGGAACGCGCCTTTACGCTGGCGGCGGCGCAAGATCAGTTTGTGGCGCAGCCGGTCGCCTTCCACCCCACGCAAGACCCGATCAGCAGCGAGGACGGCACGACGCACGCGATGGGCTGCGGGTCTAAGGGCGGCGCTGCGACGGTGGCGGTCGCGCAGCCGGTGGCGTATGGCATCGACGGCGAGCAGAACGCGAGCGAGGAACTAATCGGCACCTTGCGCTCGCACCAGTCTGGCGGCTACGAGGGCGCACGGGTCGCGCAGCCGGTGGCGTTTGAGCCGGGAAGCATTGCAAGAAACGCTGGGCCGGTAGGCGAGTCACCGCTTGCCCCCACATTACGCCGAGAGATGGGAGACAACCAACCCGCCGTGCGGATTGATATGCAAGTCCGCCGCCTCACGCCCGTCGAGTGCGAGCGGCTGCAAGGCTTCCCTGACGGCTACACCAACATCCCGTGGCGCAAGAAAGACGAGGCACCGGACGGGCCGCGCTACAAGGCGCTCGGCAACAGCATGGCCGTGCCGTGCATGGCCTGGATCGGCAAGCGGATCGCGGAGGTGGACAATGACCCTCTGGCTTGACTTTGAAACCCGTAGCCGGTGCGACCTCTTTAGCGCAGGAGTCTACAACTACGCGCGCGATGCCAGTACCGAAGTGCTGTGCATGTCCTACGCCTTTGATGACGAGCCGGTGCAGACATGGCTTCCGCACATCCCGTTCCCCGAGCGGGTGGCGAATTTCCGTGGGCAGATACGCGCACACAACGCCGCATTTGAGCGGCTGATTCTGTGGTACATCTGTCAGACCGACCACGACCTCACGCAGTTCTATTGCACCGCCACCCAAGCGCGTGCCAACTGTCTGCCTGGCTCCCTTGAGGACATTGGCCGCGCCATATCTTCCAAGATGCGCAAAGACCACCGAGGCTCGCAGCTTATTCGGCTTCTGTCCATCCCGCGCGCGGACGGTACCTTCAACAACGACCCCTCGCTGATGGCTGAGATGGTCGCTTACTGCGAGCAGGACGTGCGCGCCATGCGCGATGTCAGCAAGGCCATGCGCGACCTGACCGATACCGAGCTTGCCGACTATCATGCCAACGAGCGCATCAACGACCGGGGCGTGCGGGTTGACCGTCCGCTCTGCCAAGCCGCCATGCGCTACGCCACCGCCGAGCTTGTGGAGATCGAAGAAACCGTGGCGGAAGTCACCAAGGGCGAAATCACATCCGTGCGATCCCCGAAGATGCGCGAGTGGGTGTGGGAGCGCGTCGGGGATGAAGCCCGCAAGCTGATGACCGTCTACAAGGACGGCGAGAAGAAGCAGTCCATCGACAAGACCGTTCGGGCGAACCTTCTGGCGATGGACAACCCCGAGCAGGTGCCACCCGAGGTAGCCGAAGTCATCCAATGTGCGGATGATCTGTGGGCGTCATCCGTCGCCAAGTTCAACCGTCTCAACCAACTCGCTGACGTGGAGGATTCCCGTGTCCGAGGGGCCTTTGTTTTTGCAGGTGGAAGTGCAACTGGCCGCGCTTCATCCTACGGCGCACAAGTCCATAACTTTACGCGCAAGGTTAGCGCCGACCCCGAGCAGACCCGTTTCGCAATGGTACGTGGTCACGATATCGTCCCCAAGTACGGTAAGCGCGTCACAGACGTTCTTAAGGGAATGCTGCGCCCTGCTATCATCCCCGCCGAAGGACACGCCTTCGTCGTAGCCGACTGGAACGCCATCGAAGCGCGGGTGCTGCCGTGGCTCACCGATGATCGGCTCGCAGAGGACACCCTTACCGCCTTCCGCGAAGGCCAAGACATCTACAAGCGCGAAGCCGCCAACATCTACCGCACGACCCCCGACGCCGTAACCGACGAGCAGCGGCAAATCGGCAAGGTCGCCATCCTCTCGCTTGGCTTCGCCGGCGGCGTGGGTGCGTTCAGCGCGATGGGCCGCAATTACGGCATCACGCTACCCGAAGCCCAAGCGCAGCAAATCGTGCGCGCCTGGCGGCTTGCCAACCCGTGGGCGGTGCGGTTCTGGGACAAACTGGAAGTCGCCTACATGCGCGCCATGCGCCACCCCGGCTATCCAGTCAAAGCCGGACGGGTCGCCTACTATTACGACAAGCAACACCTGTGGTACGCCCTGCCGTCTGGCCGAATCCTGTGCTACCCGTTTGCACGGCTAGAGAAGGATGGGGTATCGTATCTCAAAGCCTCATGGAAGCCCGCCGCCGATGCCACCGAATGGCCGCGCGCGCGGTTGTGGAAGGGACTTGCGGCAGAGAACATCACGCAAGCCACCGCCCACGACGTACTCCGCGAGGCGCTGCGCAAGCTCGACAAGGTGGTACTGCACGTGCATGACGAAATCGTACTGGAAGTGCGAGAAGCCGACGCCGCTACAGCGTCCACTACGCTTGCGTCCGTGATGAACGCCGCGCCCGAGTGGGCGCAAGGTTTGCCGCTCAAAGCTGGCGTCAAGGTGATGACCCGCTACGGCAAGTGACAAAAAAAGACCCGCCGGGTTAGGGCGGGTCGAAGGCACACAAGAGGAAACGACATGCAATACCTGGACTATCTTACACAAATCGCCCCGGAAGGGGAAACCCTTTTGTTCGTCCGGCAGAAGCCCGTCATGTACGGCGGCGAACACATCACACATAAGGACGGCACGCCCAAGTACACATGGCCTGCCTTCCTGCCTGAGCGCGCCAAGCTCACCAACCCCGGTGCGTGGTACGCCAACACAGGCTGCTTCATCGTAGAGCGCATGACCGAAGGCGTATCAGCATCCGCCGCCAACTGCGAGCGGGTCGCCTTCATGGTGCTGGATGATGTCGGCACCAAGGCCAAGACCCCACCCATTGAACCCACGTGGAAGATGGAAACCTCACCCGGCAACTTTCAGTGGGGCTACACCTTCCGGCTTGACGATCAGCCGATGAAGGGCGAGTTCGCCGCCGCTATCAAGGCGATTGCCGAAGCCGGGTACACCGACCCCGGCGCCATAAACCCCGTGCGGAATTTCCGCCTTCCGGGTAGTATCAACCTCAAGCCTGGGCGTGACGCCTACGCCGCGCAGCTCACCGAGTTTCATCCCCTCCGTGAGTTTGACCTCCCCACCCTGGTCAATGCGTTTGGCGTCACGCCTGGGCACCCCGACACCGCGTACATCCGCGGCATCGCCCTAGAGGATGACGGGATGGATGAAGTCCTTGAGTGGATCCAAGAGCGCGGCCTTCTGACCTCACGCGCTGGCGCCGAGGGCTGGTATGGCGTCATCTGCCCGAACCACGCTGCGCACACCACGGGCGATCCCGAAGGGCGGTACCACCCCGTCAACCGCGCCTATACCTGCTTCCACGGGCATTGCGGCGACTGGAACAGCGAGAAGTTCCTGCGGTGGGTCGAAGCCGAAGGCGGCCCCAAAACGGGCTACGGGCTGCGGGATGACCTCTTGGCCAAGAAGATGGAGGCCGCCTTGTCGCGCATCACCCCGACCGAAACCTTCCCCGACGAGGCCGCCGAAGTGGTAGCCGAAGTCGAACGGCGCGAAATCGGCCGGGTTGAAAAGACCCAATGGTACGAGCGGTTCGCCTACCTGCAAGACGATGACGCCTATTTCGACCTGCAAGAGCGGCGCGAAGTCAGCCGCAGCACCTTCAACGCCTTGTTCCGGCACGTCACCTGTCAGAGCATCCACAACGGCCGGCGCATCGAAGCGTCGGTCTGCTACGACGAGAACCGCCAAGCGATGGGCGCACCCGCCCTGATCGGCGTGACCTTCGCCGCCGGCGAGGACATTCTGGTAGCCCGTAACGGCCTCGCCTACGGCAACCGCTGGCGCAACGCGCGCCCCGCCGTCACTGAGGGTGATATTCAGCCGTGGCTCAAACACGCCACGCGCATGATCCCCGACTTCCAAGAGCGCAACCACGTCCTCGACGTGATGGCCTACAAGCGTCAGCACCCTGAGCGCAAAATCAACCATGCCGTTTTGCACGCCGGGCGGCCTGGCAGCGGCAAGGACAGCCTGTGGGCGCCCTTCCTCTGGTCAATCGGCGGCAAGATGCAATCTAACGTCAGCATCGTGCGAAACGAGGAAGTGACGAGCCAATGGGGCTATGCCCTAGAAGCCGAAGTCATGGTCATCAACGAGCTGCGCCAAGCCGAGGCGAAGGATCGCCGCGCGTTGGAAAATCAGCTCAAGCCCATCATCGCAGCGCCGCCTGAGCTGCTGACCGTTCACCGCAAGGGGCTGCACCCGTATGACGCGCTTAACCGCGTGTTTGTGTTGGCGTTCAGCAACGAGCGGGCGGCTATCTCCCTCCCATCCGATGACCGGCGCTGGTTCGTCGTCTGGTCGGAAGCCGAACGGATGGCAGACACCGAGGCGCAGGCGCTTTGGGACTGGTACCACGCCGGCGGCTTTGAAGCGGTCGGCGCGTACCTCGACACCCGCGATGTGTCGGCGTTCAATCCAGGCGCCGCCCCGCCGATGACCGAAGCCAAGGCCATCATGATCGAAACGGCCATGTCCACGGCGGAATCGTTCCTTGTGGATCTCATCCGCAACCGGCAGTCGGAATTCTCCAAGGGCGTCATCGCTTCACCCTTCTTCCACGTTTGCGACCGGCTCGCCGGCCTTGCACCCGCAGGCGTCAAGATCCCGCAGGCGGCGCTGCTGCACGCGCTCCGTGAAGCGGGATGGGTGGATAGAGGCCGGGTCTACAGCAAGGAGTATCCGACCAAGAAGCACGTTTTCTGCGCCCCGGCGTTCGCAGAAGCTACCAAGTCAGATATCAGAAGGATGGCCGAGGACTCTCGGCCGCCCCTGTCAGTCGTCAAATAGCATCGACACCAGAACCGACGCCAGAAGGCCGAGGAAGAACATCATCACCAGACCTCCACGCCGCCGCGTTTCGCCGCCCATACCGGGCGCGGGACGCGGCGCCAGTCCTTGCGCATGACCTTACGCGCCGACCGATTGAAGGCGAGAAGGTTACGCAGCAACCGCCAGGCACGGCCGATCATGGCGTGAACCTCCCGACAGCCAAACGCAGTTCGGCGTTTTGGCTTTCCAACAGCCGTACCGTCTCTTTCAGCGTCTCAATCATTTCTTCCTGCACGACGATAAGCTTCGCCTGGGTCACGGCGAGATTGTCCGCCCGATCCACAGATTCCCGAAGCACCGCCATCTTGGTGCGGTCATGCGCCGCGCCATAAGTCGTTTCGTCTGTCATGTGTCAGTCTCCTGCAATCCAATACCACAACGACATCAAGACGCCGTAGACGATGCCAAGCACCACAGCGCCCGCCACGATCAGAATTAACAGCTCAACCAGGTCGCTCACTTGCTCCCCCTCGCACGGATGGCGGCACGCAAATCACGCAGCGCGTCCATTGTCCATTCGCAGGCCATCTCTCCCGCAGCACTATTGCCGACCGGGACTTTGTACGCCTCAATGACCGCGAGAATCGCCTCCCGCTCGGCCTCGACCGCTGCCGCAATCTCGCGTCGGCGGTTCACGCACATGGGCTTCTGGCAGTCTGGGCCGCAGGAGTGGATGGACTGCGCCTCGCGGTGGGCGGCGACGAGGGCGGCGAAGCGTTGCAGTTCTTCTTGGCTAAACCGCCAAAAATTCTTGCGCCAAGCATTTTCTTTTGCGTACTCGTCCGTCGCCTCCCGCGCCATCCTGATGATGTCCTCGCGTGTCATGGCATGTCCTCCTTCCTGATCCCGTGGAACCGCTCGGCGGCTTGCCATCCGTCTCGAAAGTCAACCCATCTCTGCGTCCCTTTTTTTCCGTCATATGCAGCCGCAGCCTGCTCGTGAGTCGCAGGCTCCCGCTTGGCGTCCGGCTGCGGGGTGGGGTATGCTTCGCCGCGTGAGGGGTCGGTTTCTCCTGACCCAACGCCAACACCTCGGGCCGGGATGCCAGTCTCGGCCCGTTCCTTTTTCGGCTCCGCGAGCGCGGCGTCGAGGGCGGCGAGGGCGGCTTTATCTGCGGGGAGCGCGAATCGGCTCCACACCAAAAGCACATCCCGTATCTGCAACGCCACGGCGCGGGGCAGGGTGATGTTGTCGGTCATGACATGATTCTCCCGATCTCAGCAGCAGCGCGGACGATGGCAAGACGGATAGCGGCAACTTCGTCCAACTCGGGGCGTTCGGCTCGCAGCCGTCTGGCGTTGTACCAAATCACATCCATGTCATCGCCATCAAACAACTTCACCGCCAACCGCAGCGCATCGCCGTCGTCGGTGAGGGGGTTCCATACACGGTACTTCGGTGCGCCGCCCACTTTGTACTGCGCGGCCTGCTCTTTTGCGATTTGTTTACACGCCTCCCGCTCGGCCTCAACCGCTTCCGCAATCTCGCGCCGCCTGTTTACGCACAGGGGCTTCTGGCAGTCGGGGCCGCAGGAGTGGATAGAGTTGACGGTCATGCGCTCCCGCTCGGCCTCTGCGACGAGGGCGGCGAAGCGCTCAAGCATTTCTTCTCCGACCAACGATGGCTGAGTTCCGTTATGCGCCCACCCGCATCCAGCCTCCCGCGCCATCTGGATGATGTCCTCGCGTGTCATTTCCTATGCACTCCATTCCAACATTTAATCAACTGGTCTTGTGCGTTAAGCAGGTTCCAGAAATCAGCAACTAGGGATAGTTCCATTCCACAATGCTCGTCTTTGTCTTTAGTGCATTCTATGAAAAGTGTCTGCCAGTCTTTGCCGTAGCACTCAATAGCGCCAGTAGCATCTAAACGAGCAGATGAGCCACACATTGGACAAGGTAAAATTTCCTCGCGTGTCATGTCTTGTCCTCCTTCCCGATCCCGTGGAACCGCTCGGCGGCTTTCCATGTGCGAGCAAATTCCTCAAACCACGGCGCGCCAATCGTGGTTCCGTGCGCTGTAATAATCTGCTTCATCGTCGCAGGCTTCCGCTTGGCCCACCCCCTCGCGCCCAATACCTCAGCCAGTACATCGGCCTCGGCCTCGCCCGCAGCGATGCGCGAGTACGCAGTCTCCAGCCAATGCGAGCCGATGAGGTAGCCGGGGTGTACCGGCTCCCGCGTGGCGTCCGGCTCGGGAAGCAGTCCCTTTACCTGACCGGGCTTGACCCTGTTGGCAACGCGCTCAAGCGCGGCTTCGTTGTCCTTCGCGGAACAGATGGCGTCCGGCTCCGCAAGCGCGGCGTCGAGGGCGGCGAGGGCGGTTGCCGCCCGCAAAAGCATTTCGCGTCGCTTGGCGGCGAAATGAAAATGCGTAAAGTCTGCGTGGCACAACAAGTCCCGCACTTCATCGCCCACAGCGCGGCGCAGGGTGATGTTGTCGGTCATGGCATGTTCCTCCCGATCTCGGCAGCAGCGCGGACGATGGCGCGGCGGGTGGCGGCGTAGGGGTCAGGTCCGTCAAACTCGCTTATCAATACAGTCTCATCGTAGTCATTTACCTCAACTTCGCGGTTAGTTATCAACTGTGCAGTGGTCAGCCCCAACTTCACCGCCAACCGCAGCGCATCGCCGTCGTCGGTGAGGGGGTTCCATACACGGTACTTCGGTGCGCCGCCCGTGTAGCGCGGGCCTATGTAGAAGGTGTCCGGGTCGCTATCTAAAGTCCAGACCTCGCCATACCCCGCCGCTTTCGCTGCGAGTTCCAAAAGTCCACGGTCGCTCACGGCTTCACCTCCTTTGATCCCCACGCCATGAACCTGCGCCAGACCCACGCTAGCAGCCTTTCAAGTGCGCTCACGGCTTCACCTCCTCTGCACGGGCGATGGCGGCTCGGGCTTTTTCAAGCCTCTCGCGCTCGGTCATCGTGTGCGCGTCATCGACAAACAGCCGCAACGCCTCCAACAGTTCCGCGTTCACCGCATAAAGGCGGCGCAGTTCGGCATTTGAATCTGTGAGTTCGCGCTCAATCGTGCGGGCGTACCTCACTT